CCCGTTACGTGAATATGCCCCGCACAGATATCAGCTGCGTAAAGATGCGCAGGCACAACAAGATCACCAGGGCGCGGAACTAAAACATTCGCGTCAGTTGCCACAGCGCCCTGTGTATTCAGATACAGCACGGTGCCTACGGGTGCGTAGCTGCCATCTGCATGCTGAATCCACAGTTCACGCGTTTTGAGCTTCTGTAAGTCCTCTTGGCGCGTGCGTAGGGATGCCATCTCTACTGGCGCGAACCAAAAACTTGATGTTGCTGTGCCGCGGCGCCCCCCTGCAGGCTGCCGTCACGATGAACATATTCTTTCTCAGCCTAGATCCACGCCAGGCCGCCGCCTGGCATTGCGACCGCCACGTAGTCAAGATGCTGCTGGAGAGTACACAGCTGCTCTGGACGGCGTGGCATCTCCTTGCGAGCGACGACGACCGGAAACAACTGCTCAGCGCACCCTGTGCTCAGAGCAGTGGCCAACCGGGGTACCGACCGACGCACAAAAATCACCCCTGCGCAATCTGGACTCGCGCGAGCACCGGCAATTACCGTTGGCTCGTGGCGCTGGCCCGTAGCCTCGCCGCAGAGTACCACTTCCGCTGGCCAGCTGCGCAGCAGCACGCCTGCGAGGCCCACGTGGAGTGGCTGGCGACCCATGAACCCGCGGGCCTGCCCGCCGGCCAGCTGACCATGCCGGCGCTGGCCATGCCGCCGCCCTACAAGATCAGCCCGTCACCGACCGCGTGCTACAAGGCGTACTACACGGGGCAGAAGCAGGAGCGCGGTCTTCTTGTATACACACGACGCGAACTACCGCACTGGGTGCACTAAATACCATACCATATGTACTGGGATATACTTCTGAGTGGAGCATGACTATACGTTTCAATATAACTGACCAGTTCAGGGCACTTGTAATCCGGACCTGCAGACCATAAGTTACCAGGGTCTATATAAAACATAGTAAAACCACAACTTCCTTTTAAATTAGAATAATTAATTGTACACTTATATTTTTGTTGTGCCTTAAGCGTAATTGGTTGCGAGAATTGGATCGTACCGCCCCAACCGTAACCAGCTTGAGGACCTCGAACATTCACAAGGGGGTCCGGCGGTGTTAAGGTGATACCATTATAGGTTACAGGTTGCAGACCTTCTATGTGTATAATTACGCTATCATCTACACTAATTGCTAAACACTGATTAATTAAATCTTCTGGGCTACAGATTGTAAAGGAATAGCTTCTACTAAAATTATCCTGATATATATCATACTTGATAAATGCACCACCTTGTAGAAAATCGGGTGATGCACGTACACGGATATTATCTTCAATATATCCCTGAATGGCACCTGTGGGTGGCCAGGGCATCGGTGTTTGAGAGATTTCAAGAAAAGTTGCAAGTGATTGATTAAAGAGGTCAAGCGCTACAACAGCTACTTTTTGAATAGGAGGATTTAGACTGGGGGTTAATAATAATTTGTAGGTGTAGGGATCTGGTTTACCAAAAATAGAGAAATTTGTAACTGGCTTATTGTCAACATAAATTGCGTACCCCTGTAAGGTATTCCCTGCCTGCAAAGATCCTTCATGTGTTGGCCGTGTAATTGTAAGATTGCAATATCCTGAAGAAGGGGTATTATCTTTCACAACGGCGGGGGGTGGATAGGGGGCATCATCATTTGTCGGTATATCAATTAAAGATTTGCTCGTCTTTGAAGTAGTGTAGCGCGTGCCCACATCCAACACATTGCTCCCGTAGAATCCCATATGATTTAAAAATAATCTTGCCGAACCATTACATGTAAGTGTCCCATCTGAAACATCCGTGATGGTATACTCATACCCTTCAGAAGGAATAATAGTTACACTTCCATTTGCACGATTATATTGGAATATACAGTATTGAATACCCGTACTGGTTGTGCCTATAAGATTTGTTAGTTTATCACAAAGAGTTAAAAGTGACTCTGATGTATTAGATCTATTTGTTCCATATGAAACGCTAATATCTTTACGGATCACTGTGTTTTGAGTAATTACTATTCGCATTTTTGCTGGAGAATTAAACTGGAGCTTTGGTGGTGCTTTATCTAGTGAGATAAACATACCCCGTGAGTTAAAGATATTTAATAAAGTCATTAATGCAGTATAGATCTGTTCTTGATCTGAACTACTTGTTGGAGGAGTTATATTGGTACTAACACTCATATTTTGTGTAATTGGAACAGTACTTCCATCTGCCCCCTGCCAATTTAGACCAGTAGAATCTACATAAAGATATGTTTCATTCCCTGAACTCAAGTCATTAAGTGTTAGTGCTTGCGCAGTCACATAACCAGTCGTATTCGCATCACCTGTAACCGATATGTTAGCATTCTGCACAACAATATTATTTGCAACTGACAGCAGTGCTGTCCGCCCCTGCATTCGTTTACCGACAGTAATTGATTGCGCCGTAATATTTCCAGAAACATCCACCGACGCGGCCTGCACGGTATCTAGGATAGCTGCTCCTGTCACTGTGATGGAATTCAGACTAACATCCAGCGTTGGAAGAACACCACCTTTCTCACGGATTGTCATAACCGAGCCGAGAGGTGGCACACTCCCGTCGGGGTTCAATAGCTCCAGCCCATTCGTGTGCACTGTCGCGAAGACTCCCGCACGACGCACCGATGACATCCCTCTACCGAGAGCCGCGGATCCTGTAGCCAGCCCCAAACCGCTGCCCGCACTAAGGAGAATGCCCACATCCACGCTGCTACAGCTGATTGCACGTGGGCGACAGGATACGTACCTCACGGCAAACCCACAAACTTCCTTCTTTCGCCAAGTCTTTCGCCGTTATACACCCTTTGCGATTGAGTCTATCCCGATTGAGCTAGACGGCACCCTCCAGCTGGGCCAACGCCTGAGTTGTCGGATTCCCCGCAAAGCGGAGCTGCTGAGCTCGCTCTTCTTAGAGATAGATCTCCCCCCGATCCCCGTTGGCGAGAATGACCAGTCGTATGTGTGGGTTAACGACATTGGGCACGCGCTGATCCGTGACGTCAGTATTGAAATCGGTGAGAAAGAGATTGATAAGCAAACCGGAGAGTGGATGAAACTCTGGTCGGAGCTTACAACACCCGCTGGGCTCCGCGATGGATTCAACGAGATGGTGGGACACTATGACAACTTTCCCATCAATGTGGCTGACGCGCAAAGCAATGGGCTAAGCCTGCAGATCCCCCTCCGGTTCTGGTTCTGTAACAATATCGGTCTCGCACTGCCGCTCATCGCGCTGCAGGCACATCCTGTGCGTCTGATCATGCATCTGCGCCCCTTCACGGACCTCTGGTGGTCGGATGTAGGTCTCCCGTGTACACCACCGGATCCTGTGCAGCCCACCCGGATACAACTCTTCGGTGACTACATCTTCCTGGACAAGTCTGAGCGCCGGGAGTTCGCCAGTCGCGATCACGAGTACCTCATTGAACAGATTCAGGTCGTACCACCGCAAACGGTACACGCCGGTGTCAGTCGTGTCAATGTGCCCCTGTTGATCAATCATCCCTGCAAGGAGTTTATCTGGGTTGTCCAGCAGACGCGCGCCCACCAGTTGCACGAATGGTTCAACTATTCAGATCGCATGCTCAACGATGCGACTCCAACGAGACCAAGCGAACTCTTGGGCGAAGCAATTCTGCGCCTGGACGGCTACGATCGCTTTTATCAGCGACCGGCGCGCTATTTCCGACTCACGCAGCCGTATCAGCGTCACACGAATATCCCATATACAGAGAACACCTACATCTATGTGTGGAGCATTAGCCTGAGACCCGAGGCAGAGCAGCCGTCGGGGTCCCTGAACGCCAGCAAGATAGATGATATCACGTGGAATCTAGGCCTGAATACACTGAGCACGGCTGCAGGATACGAACGCAAGATCTCCTTCTTCGTGCCCAACTACAACGTGCTGCGCATCGTGGGCGGCTTGGGTGGACTCGCTTTCATCTCGTAATCGCGCTGCTTGTCAAAAGCCACGTAGGCGTTAGAGAATGGCTGATGCTGAAGCCGCAACACCCGATATTGATGCGCTCTTCATGGAGACCGTCCGTGGGCGTTATCCGCTCGCGGAGGGGCCCAGCACAGCCCGGTTTTGGGCACCAACACAGGAAACCGTGGATGTGTCGCACAAAATTCCGGGGTCGGACCCCGCTCAGTACGAAACCGTGACGAAAGACGTGGAAGGCCGCTTCGTACCCCGCCCCGATCGGTCACTCGTTGTTCTGCAGGCGCTGACACTGTTCGGTCTGCTGGGCCTGGATCACTTCTATCTCCGCAGCACGAAGACGGGTATCATCAAGCTGTTGACCTTCGGCGGACTCGGTATCTGGTGGCTATGGGACATGCTCCAGCTCTGGACGGAATCCAAACGGGTGCTCAACTACGGGCTCACAGGCCCCTTTGATCTCTTCACGGGCATCGGCCAGGGCATGATCACGAACGAGGGCACCAAGTACTCCCAGAATACGAGCTGGATGGGCTGGGCGATCTCCACGATTCTGGGTATCGGTGGAATGGATTACTTTTATCTGGGACGCTTCGTGCTGGGTCTGCGTTTTCTGTTGATTGCCCTCATTGGCGTCGGCCCCCTGATCAAGTTCATTGCGGACACGCAGCAGTCGGGCTTCCTGAGTGCGCTCATCAACACCGGCTTCATTGGCTTCTTCGTCATTCTGTTTTTCGGTGTACTCTTGGTGGTGGGCGTGATGCCCACGTGGCTGACACATCTGTGGACACTACTGTTTGATCCCGATCACGTCATGACCGACGGTCTCAAGACACCATCGGTTTCCATTGATGCCTTCCGTTGGTATCATCGGATGTACCGCAACAGCAAGGGTGAAGTCTACGAGCCGACGGCCGATGAATACAACCAGGTTCGCACGGCCTTTGATCCCACAGAGGAGGGTATCACGCCCGAGGAACTGAAGAAGCGATTCTGGATCGGTCGCAACGAGTCCATCAGTTTCGCCAAGGAATCTCTCTCCACGTGGCCACAGTTCACGCTCATCTACCGCATGTTTGCCATTGTATGCAACGCCATCGGTGACGCGCTGAAGGCGGTATGGTTTGCCGTGAATCCAGGAGCTGCGATTGCAGAGGAGAGTATGAAGGCGCTACGCGGTAAAGGAGCTGCTGCGGCCTCCATCGGTTCTGCGCTAGGAGGTGCCGCGGGTACCATGGGTTCGCTTTTGGGTGGAAAAGCCCCAGATTTGGCGAGCATTGCGGGTGGTAAAGTCCCGCACCCTGCAGACCTGGCGGGCTCACTATTAGGCGGAAAGGTCCCTGGATTGGCCGACCTTGCCCGCAAAGGGATTCACGTGGGCGGCGCGCGCGCCGAACCCCTGAGCACCGAATCCAAGATCATCGCCGCTGTTCTCACGGCTCTGATCGGCGGCGGTGCGGTCAAGGCCGCTGTGGACTATATTGCACCCAAGTAATGCGCGAAGTCACCGACATGAAGGAGTTCTTTGCGCTCGTGGACAGCGGCGCCCGGATCGTTGTGTGGTTCGGGGCCACGTGGTGCGGACCCTGTCAGGAGCTGGATGCCGCAGCAATCCACCAAAAAGCCACGTCGCTTGCTCTAACACTGATCCATGTGGATGTTGACGCCGGTGCCAAGATCGCCGCCGCCTGTAAGATTACGAAGATTCCCACGTTCATCACCTTCAGTGATGGTGAACCTGACATCAAGATTACGACGGCAAATACAACTGCGGTTCTCGGATTTCTGGACCGATTCGCCGATCGGCACTAACTGCGGACCGCCAGGCCCCGCAGCAGACGCCCCGCTTCTACAGATGAGATATGGGCACAACCATCTTGCCGTTGTGTCCAGAACTCAAGAAAGCGCCCCACTGACGGATTCCGCAGAGTGCGCGCCCAGGGTCGCCGTGGGTGACAGACCCACACATACCCCTCTGCCGCAAGCCGCTCAAGAACCGCCGGAGTCACGTCGCACGACCAGAGATGTTCACACTTCGTCACAGGAGGCCAGGTCATCGGTTCGTTCTACAAGAGGTACCCGATTTAGAGGAGCGCACGATGACGCACACGGTTGTTGTAGGAGCCGGCATTGCCGGACTTTGGATCGCTGCACGCCTTGCAGAAGCCGGGGATCGGGTAACCGTACTAGAAGCCTACGGAAAGCCCGGTGGTCGCGTACTGACTAGTCGGTTCGGCTATGAGCTCGGAGCCGGTCGTGTCCATCGCACCCACCGCCGGGTCATGGCTCTCATTCGCCGCTACAAACTAACAGCGGAGTCCATGAGCGCCGATCTCGCATGGATGCCCCTTGGATCGCACACGCCGGTGCCGAACCGATTTGAAGTCATCTGGCGTGCGTTCTGCCGAGAACTGCGGCGTCTACCACCCGCGCTCCTGGCGACGCACACATTGCGGGAGATCGCGACCGCTGTAAGCCCCGCCGTCGCTGCTGCACTTCTGGATCAGTTTCCCTATCGTGCCGAAACCGAGCGACTCCGCGCTGATCTGGCGATCCAGACCTTTGAGGCCGAAATGGGCACGCACGAAGGATATCTCCATGTCCGTGGAGGGCTTTCCCAGATCATTGAGGGGCTTCTTCGGGATCTCCGCACACACGGAGGGCGGCTCATTCTCAATCGGCGTGTCACCAACGTAACGCGCGGACTAGCGGGATCGCTGTTGGTTCACTCCAATCGTGCGAAGCCGCTGTGCGCGGATAGGGTTATCCTGGCCCTGCACGCCACTGCACTCAAGACGCTTCCAGTAGTAAGCGATATGCCGGCGCTGCAGCATCTGGGTATGGCACCGCTTACGCGAATCTACGCACAGTATCCCGGCCGCTGGTGTTGGCCACGTCTGGTTACCGACTCACCTCTGCGCTACGTAATCCCGATTGATCCCGCGAAAGGCCTCGTCATGATTTCGTACACGGATGATCGTGACACGCAGCAGTGGAAGGATCTGAGCGGTGAGACTCTTACGACCGCTGTGCAAAATGAAGCACGGCGTCTTTTTGGTCTATCTCTGCCCGATCCGTTATGGGTCCGTGCTGCGGAATGGCAGGAGGGTGCTACTTTCTGGAAACCGGGCACTTACAGCCCGGCACGCATGTCACGTGCTTCGTTGCAGCCGCGCGCCGATATGCCAGGGCTCTTCTGTTGTAGTGAATCCTTCAGCGTGGGTCGGCAGGCGTGGATGGAGGGCGCACTGGAGCATGCGGAGCTGCTGTGGAATACCGTCCAATGCCAAAGTTAAGAGCATAGCACTTCACGGTATGCTGCAGTAAAATCTCCCAATGATGTAAATGAGCCTGGTTAGCCTAGTTGATAATGCTAGAACGGATAAGAACACAATACACTCATACCTACCTCTGTATGACACGTTATTAAGCAGACTGAAGCATACAGCCAAGAATGTGCTAGAAATTGGTATTCAAAAGCGGGGGTGGTAGTATTTAATTATGGAGTGACTATTTTTCCCAACGCGACGGTGCATGGTTGTGACATTCAGAGTGAAAAATTCTTATGGGATGGCATCAAGGGCAAACCAAATATCGTGATACACACATCAACGGATGCCTTATAATGTTAACTTCTTTACAACGCAATTATTACAAAAGAATCTCAAGTTTGATTTCATGTTAGATGACGGGCCCCACACACTAGACAGCATGAAAACATTCATACAATTTTATTCGCAGTAAATGACGGATAACGGCATACTAATTATAGAGGATGTACAGTCGTGGGATTGGATTGAGATTCTTTAAAATGAAACGCCAGATAATCTCAAGAAATTCATTAAGGTTTACGATTTGAGGCCGAACAAAAATCGTTACGATGATATTGTGTTCACAATTGACAAATCCATTGCAGCGTAGAGTTATTCAGCTCCGAACCAGTGGCGAATATCCATCTGCTGCACGGGGCCTTTTGAAAGTTTGGAGACCGGTCTTGGTGCAGAAGCAGTCACAGGGGCCGGCGCAGTCACATGCTCAATGGTGTCTGGTGCAGACTCGGGGACAGAAGCAGGAGCAGGAGCAGGAGCAGGAGCAGGAGCAGGAGCAGACAGCTCGCTAACAGCTCCCTGCTGTGCTGCCACAACCGCAGCGCGATCCACCCAGTTGTTTCCGTGTGCCTGCCACCCTCCGCCCGTTTGATGCCCCCGCACATGCACGAGCTGCCACGCGGGCCGCCACAGCGCCACTAACGGTTTGATCAGATCCAGATTCTGCAGCGGCTCGCCGCTATCCCGCCGCCAGCCCTTGCGCGCCCACGCGGGCCCCCACTTGCTCACGCAATTGATGGCGTACATGGAATCTGTAAGTACCGTAACCGGTCCGCCATTCGCCGAGTGCCAGGCCCGCAGTGCCTCATACAGAGCTCGGAGTTCCGCCCGTTGGTTCGTTGCCGGCGGCGGTAGACGCCCTGATCCCTGTCGTGCCGGTGACCCCGCCACGTTTCCTGGCCAATACGCCCACGCCCATCCTGCCACGGCTCTTGCCGTACCATTGCCACTACATGCACCGTCACAGAAGATATACCCCATCCGTGACCCGGCCATCGCAAGTCTCTGCGCAACCCTCATATTTTATGGTACTCCTGCAGAATGGATTCTCACGTAATCCTGAGCCTTGTGCATGTGTTCGCTGTCGCACCCCTGTTGGTGATCATTGCAAAGACGCAGTGGATTCCACCACTCGTCGTCGCAGCCATAGGAGCCATTATTACTCTTTATCATGCATGGAAGACTTACACGAAGCTCGCCGCTGGTCGCTCAGCGTGGATCAATATCGTCCATGCAGCCGTGATAGGTCCGGCGCTCGTCGTAAAGGGACTGGTCCCGGACGCCCCGCGTGCCGTCAGCGAGCTCATTCTGATGTTTGCGTTTGCGGCTGCTGGCTATCATGCGTACTATCTTCTGACTCCACTAGTCCGTGCAAGTACTTGAAGTAGTCATCGCTGAATCCGTAGTGACAACCGTTGGGCTCCTGATCGGCCGGCACACGGCGCGATGACGTATTTCCGCCATGAATGAAGGACACAATGACATCGGCCGGCCCGATCTCCACAGATCGGTCCAGACGCCCCTCCACGAAGCCGCCGCCTTCGGCCATAGACACCTCAGGGAACCCACGCTCCTCCCAAGCAGCGCGCGTGAACATGAGCGTGGCTTCGGAGATCCGTGCCGTGGGCGGCTCGGTCACCGGCGGCACATTGATGGCCGACACGTACTTACGGATATCGTACATCGGCAGCGTGGAGCAGTAGACGATGTCGGTGCGATGCGCCCGCAGAAGCCACGACGCACGCGCGGCCAGCGAATTGGCCGGATAGTGATCATCATCGTCCATGACCGCGAACACGCTGACATCCCCTCCGGCCAACCGTGCAGCGATGTTCCGCTTCGCACCGATCGTCGTGCCCGGTGGCACCGACTTGTAGCGCACTGTGAGTCCAGGCGTACGCTCACGGAACTCCGTCACGAGATCCGCGAGATTGGTATCACCCTCATCGTCTACGATGATCCACTCCATACGTGACACGGGCCATGCCTGCTCCGTCACGTTGCGAACCATGTTTGCCCACCAGATCGCGCGCCCGGCCGTTGCTGTTAGAATGGCAATCTTGGGTGGAGGAGACCCTTTGGGCGGTGCGACGGGTAGCGCAGCATCGTGGAGCTTGCGTGCAGCGGCTCCAAAGAGGGAGCGCAGAGTTGCCAGAACCTGCTTGCTCTGCCCCTCTAGATGGCTCGCAGGTACGACCGCGTCCATGTCACCGGTCACGACGCGTGCGTCACTGGCGTCACCTACGAATAGATTGTAGCGGGCGAAGGGAACCGCCAGGCGCACCGGCGTACCGACATACATATGTACGTCGGCCACGGTGTCAGCAGCCGCTGCAGCGGGTGGAAGCCACTGCAGGGGCGAACAGAGAATAGCCTGGAGTCCGGTGCCATCACGCGCCAAAAAGTTGAGGTACTTTTGCCAGACTTCTGGTGCGTGGGTGAAGACACGAACGCGCATTCTGCCCGGTTAGTGCAACGGCTGGTTTAGGCCTCCAGCGCTGCTTGCAAGCCACACATTCCATGGGCGGCGAGCTTCTCCTGCATCGCTGCGGGCGCGGCAAAGCACTGCACCGCGTGGTAGTAGTACGCTGTTGCAGAGGAGAAGTCGCGTTTGCAACTCGTGCAACTACAGGCGCCGGCTCCGGTGACGACGGGGATCCAGCCATCGCCGTGCTTACGCCCAATGTGAATAAGAAGATTGGCCTTCATCTTCGCGGTGTGATCGCAGCACGGGCAGGCCCAGGCAGGTTGTGACCCAGGCTCGGCGTGAGCCTGGAGCATGTGCTGCATGAGTCCGCTCTTCTGGATGAAGCCCTTCTGACACACGTTGCAGACATGAGACAGATCTCCAGCGTGCTTCTTCATGTGGTAGAACATCGTGTTCTGCCGAGCCTTGGTTACTCCGCAGTCAGGGCACACGAACTCACCCTTCTCGTTCTTATGGTAGACGAATTTGGCAGTGGTCATCGTACCCGGCGGGTGACACGTCGCCGCCGGCGGTTCAACTTTTGGCTGCGTCGCCGGTGACGGGGCCACCTCAGCAAGAAAACCACCGCGTTTAGTATAAGATGACGGAGCACATTCCCGCTGTTGGTTCCAAGGCCCAGGTTTTCCACGGCACTGCCAAGCACACCTCCGGTGGCCTGACCAAGAAGGATCTGGTCCAGAACAAGCACGGCCGCATTGTCAGCCGCAAGAAGATGGCGGCCGGCAAGAAGGCCCTAAAGTACCTGACCCGCAAGGGTTACAAGGCGCGCAAGGGCAGCTTCAAGCTGTTCCGCAAGCACCGTGGCTCCAGCCGCCGCCAGGACTTCTTCTAAGCAGATCGGTAAGAACTAAATACGAAATACAGTACAATCTCAAATGGCAACGCCGTATGAGATTATACCCCGTGTGTGGTTTGGGCCAGCAAGCGACAACCTACACTGAACCAACACGATTCACCCACATCGTCATCTGTGAGTCGTCCATAGATGCAACGGCGCATACGGCAGTTCTCAGTGTTGGATTACGTAACTTTCTATGAGGAAACATTCCCAATACTAACAGACCATTTCGCACCACTCTGTGAGTTTATAGATGCGGCTCTGCAGGATCCTTCCGCGAAGGTTTACAATCACTGCCATGCTGGTCAGAACCGCTCTGCTACACTGGCCATTGCGTATGCATGTCGTGCTTCCGGCTGCGCCGCAGCGGATATGATCCATAGGGTTCGCATGAATTCACGCAGACTAGTCGTTACCAACAAAGGGTTTGAGCAGCAACTAACGCAGCGATACCTCTAGATCGTATTTATGTTTACTTCCATTATGACATTGGTCTCAAATTCACCATTTTCTTTCACATCAATTTCATTGCATCGTGCTACATTCTTATCTTTGATTTCTTCCATTTTTTGGAGGGCTGCTTCCTTCGTGTGAAAATACCATTCAAGTATCCACTCATAACACGAACGTGCGCGAATATAGGCATCTACACGTAATTCAATACTGTAGAATTTAAAAGCCAGCCATTTCTGTTACACGAGACTTGTGGTTCACAACACGGTAAACTTTTCACCTTCCTGTGCTGTCGTGTTTTTCTAGCCTACGGCCGTCCATCCCAGCCAATCCAGCCACGGCTGTCCGAAGTTAACACTAGGTCGCCGATGATGAACTAGATGATAGTCGCCCACCAGGGAAGCGGCGCGACGATCGTGATGCAGCATGCCCCGCACGTTTACGAAGACCAGCGCAGCCGTTGCGGTCCACGGTGACACAGGCCACGGGGCAACCCACGGCAGAAAATTCCCCAGCCCTGAAACGCCGATTCCAACCAGTGACCGTGATACGTGTCAGTCCACACGGGATCTACCCGTTCATGATGAACGCGATGGATCCACCACAGCGCGCGTGTGTGCAGTGCCAGATGTGACAGGTAAAACCAAATGTCATATCCGACAATGTGAAGCAGGAACTGAATGAGCATCTATAGCTCAGATACGCAGTGGCCTTAGCATGCCGCCTAGACACTCATCCTCTCCAGCACAGCCCCCAGAATCTGCAACTGCCGCGCCACCTGTGGCACCGTCAGTGTCGCCAGCGGCGGCGAATCCGCCGGCCGGTACCAATGCCACGTGCCGCCCGCCACCGTCAGTCCATACCCCGCCGCCGCCAGCTGGGGAACCAACGGTTTCAGATCCAGGCCCCGCGGCACAGCGCGCCCTGTCCACTCCTGGATCGCACCCGCGAGGCTCGCTGGCACTCCTGCAGCCGGCAGCACAGGAAAAAACACATGGTCCGGTGGCTCCCCTGCCCAGCCACCCCCAGCAAGACCCGGTGACCGCAGCACGACGGCAGTGCAGCCCGCTCCGAGCCCTGAGCGCAGCGACGCCACCAGTTTTGCCGTCAGTCCAATATCGGGACCCACCACGATGAGCTGCGGACCCGGCATATGCCCCAGAATGCCCAGCAGACACGACCACTCCTTCGCACCAGGAGACCGCCACACCTGGGTCCAGCCACCGTCAGCCGCGAGAGCAACCGACAGAGGTGATGTGCGGCCCGTGACAAGGATCCGAGTGATGTACTGCGAGAGGAGGAACTCTGTCGGTATCCACGGGGCAGCCGCGTCGGGTGCCTGCCATGCCGCGACGAGCTTGTTTTGGATAACACCGGTGTACTCTTCCAGACGAATCGGTTCGCCCATGGTCCTCTGACTCCACGCCGCAAAATCCCGCACCAAAACAGACGCAGGATGTGGTCCGCGATACTAACAGTTGCTGCGGTGATGTTGGTTCTGGATGCAGCGTGGCTTACGGGCACGGCTGCGAGTTCGCGGTCCATGATTGCTGCGCTCCAGGGATCACCGTTGGTTATTCGTTGGGCACCGGCAGCGCTGTGTTACGTGGTCATGATTCTGGGACTCTGGTTCTTTGCCGTGCGCGGTATCCGTAACTGGCAGGAAGCCGCGGGTCGCGGTGCGGCACTCGGCGCGCTCGTCTACGGTGTCTATGATCTTACGAATCATGCTACGCTTTCTCGTTACCCGCTAGAGTTTGCTCTGCGTGACTGGGTCTGGGGAACCTTTCTTTTTGCGGCTGCGGCTGCGGCCGCAACATCTATCGCCACCAGCCTGTCTTGAACTTGTAGACGCGCACGAGACTTTCCACCGGAATCTTTTGGGCCTCGCAGATAGCTAGAATCCGTTCCTTTCCTTCAGGCTGACAGATCCAGACTCCATCTTTGATGGAATCGCGTTCGCCGTAGCGTTTCATGGCTTCCTCTAGTTCGTTCTTTGGAGCATCAAAGTCGGGGTCGCCTGAGCCCCAACAGTAGTGCGATTCGCGCTCTCCTTCTATGTCATAATAGTGCAGATCTACACATTCGCTATTCCTGTAGCAAATGCGTAAAACAATCTGTGCATGTAATAATCGCAACCCATGATGCAGTGACCGGCGGCGGTCCGTCGCCGGTCAAGTTTAGCAACCCAAATCAAACACCGTATTGATATCGTAGGGCGCCCCGGTGCTGAGCTGCGGGATCTGGTCGTATCCTTTGTCCCGCAGATACTTGCGAACATCCCATAGGAGATATTTGAACTTGATGGCCGGTCCGTAGGCCTTCCATGTTGACAGCAGCGCCATCGTCATCGCACCGCAGGGCCTATATTCAGCACTGACAGTGTCCATTCCGCTCTGGGTATCTCGGCACGCACTGAGAAATACGACAGTGCCCGCGGTCTTGGCGTAATTCTTATCTTCAGTATAAGTCAGCGCAGTCGCAGAGGATGCCTGCCACAGACAGCGCAGATCCACGGCAGTGCCGCTATGGCAGCTATCCAACACAATGAAGCACTTAGATCCCGCCGGTATCTTGACCGCCAAACGTGATCGCAGCTCATCATCGGTAATGGTTTCAATAGATCCATTGTTGATTGGATAGATGCAACTATCCATGCCCGTGACTTCATCGCCGTTGACATCGCGAACGATTCCGCCGTGACCGCTGTAGTGCATCATCACATTCTGACCTGGCTGGAGGCCTGAGATGAGCCAATCAATACTGGACAGAATATTCGCACGCGTCGGTTTCATTCTCGTGTCATCTGTAATAAGGCGAGTGTCTGTGCACTTGTGGTAAAAGGTTTTGACCTGGTTCTGCATGTCAATGGCATCGTTGACACAGCCGTATAGTTCGTAGGGTGTCCCTACATAGTTGATACCAATGAAGAGCGCGCGTTTAAGGCCTGGTGCTGGCATGGCGGGAGCAGGGGCTGGTGCTGGCTTGGCAGCTGAACGCGAAAGCCGTTTCAACATCACGGTAAACATTTCTAATCCATGCCACTAAATAAATGGATTGTAGGCCCACTGGAGCAGCGCCTGTCGTTCTCGCGGTCGACACGACAGGTCACCGGTCCTACAGTTCGCACGTATTGCGCCCGCGTGCCGCCTGAACGCGCGCCACCGAGCGATCTGGATTGCGTCAATGACCGGCAGGCGTCGTCCCATCCAGTACCGACAGTACCACTGGAACCATCCGCGTTCGTCGGGGTTCGTGGCTGGATTACCCAGGACACCGTGATAATGATCATCGGTGCGCGCCCCGTGTGCACGCGAAGGTGCCCAACCGAGCTCACGCCAGACTCGCAATGGCTGGCGCGAACCGACACCAAAGAAGTTGCACCGCGCGGAGTCCGATCCCTCTGGTGATAGTCGCCCGTGGACAAGCGCACCGACGAACCATTCGGCGGGAAACTCGGCCGTGCAGTCGTTGAGATACTTGCCCTCAAAGACGCCGAGCATCAGCATTTCGGCGGGTGACAGGTCGGGTTGGAAGTCGGCCGGTAGATCACCAGGTGCTGCTTCCAGTACGTAGGAATATCCACGACGAAGAGCCATCCTCCCTGCACCCCGTACACGATCTCCCTTCTTGAAAGCGGCCAGAGGCCGACCGTGCCGCTGTAAGTTTGACCACACGCGTTCTACCGTCAGTTGCCCAGGCATGCCGTTCTCTACTCAAGAGATGCCAAAAGAGGCTGCCGCAGCTGTCGCTGCGTTCGGCAAGGTGAGTGATCACCGAAGCCTTACCGATACAATGTCGTCAGACATAGCGAGGTTCGTAGCCTCTCTCGGCCCCAAGGATCGCCTGATTCACGAGCTCGCAACGAAGATGCTCAAGACGCGTTACACTCCGCATCGCACGAATGCGTGGGCTGCTTGGCAGCGCAGCACCCAGGCAAAGTGACGCCCGCCGCTGCAAGACGCGCCACGAAGTTGCTGTTGTAGCTCTGCGCCTTCTTGAGCCATGCACGTACATCCACGTTCGTTTTGAGTCCGGCGATTTCTGCGAGGGTGAACCAGCCGGCCGCCGAGTGCTCTCGCTGAGCCAGGCGCACCCGCCCAACGGCTTGTTCGTTGACGTGCCCGATCCAGTAGGGCCGCTTGCCGAAGCGCTGTACATCACCAATGAGCGTGTAGTCTGAATACGGCTGGAGCCTCGTCTCTTCATAGGTCTCGCGAATGGCCGTATTAAGGGGCGATGCGTCGGCCAACTCGGGGTGCCCCTTGGGCAAGCTCCAGATGCCCGTCTCGCGCCCGAGGAGAAGGAGAAAGCGGGGGAGCCCGCGATCCGTGCGCATGAGAATAATACCCGCACCGGCATTCGTCGTGTTGCCGTTGCTGATGCTGATGTTGCTGATGATCGTTATCTTGATTACTGTTAGTTGAAAGCTGTCTTGCTGCTTAACTGCCAACGGGTAACCAACGGCTACCGACCTGTCAACTTTTGCTGGGGGGGGTAGGCTGTTGGCCAGCCCACGGCAAAGCCGCTGCCAACAATAGAAGTATGGCAACCTGTGTTGGTCGTAAGTGCGGGGATGCGGTGAAGCCCCACGTGTTCAGTTTCGCGCGTTACACCGAGGCGCGCTGTGGTAAGGCGTGCGAAAAGGGTTCGGATATGTGCAAGGCGTGCCACAAGATGGAGGAGGAGTTCATGGGTGGCAAGCTGGGCAAGTGGCACGGGCGCATGGGAAACATGGTTCCCGAGGGTTCGCACGTGCTGGGCGGTACATGGGCCGCTGAGCAGAACGCCAAGAACGCCGCGCGTGTTGCCAAGGCGGCTGCTGCGGGTGTTGCAGGTGCGGGCGGCCCTGCGGCGGCCCCGGCGAAGGCGGCGAAGAAGGCTGCAGCGGAGGCCGTGCGGGCGGCGGCGGCGGCGGCGAAGGCGGAGCGCGAGACTGCGGCAGCTGCGAAGAAGGCTGAGCGGGAGGTTGCGGCCGCCGCGGCAAAGGCGCAGCGTGAGGCGGCGGCTGCTGCGCGCAAGGCGGCTACAGAGGCGAAGCGGGCCGAGGCCGCGGCTGCCAAGGCGGCTCGCACCGAGACTCGCAAGAAGAAGCCGCTGGTCCGGCGCAAGGTCACCCGGCGTTCATCTTCCGGATCTTCCTCCTCCTCTTCCCGCTCCTCCTCTTCCCGCTCCTCCTCTTCTCGCAGCTCTAGCAGCACGCGCCGCAGCAGCACCCGCAACAGCCGCGGTCGGTTCACATCCCGCCCCGGCTCAGCGAATAGCCGCGTTCTGTACCGCCCGGCTTCTGCGGGTAGCAGCAACATGGGTGCTGCGGCCGCGGCACCCCGATTCAGTGAAGCCTGGCGCGATGTGTCACCGAAATCCAACAAACAGGAAGTGACCCGCATGTTCCAGGAGGTTGTGCCAACCCTAGAGTAGAAAATCGCAGTCACTAACAGAAATGGCCAGCATCCTGACTGTATTCCGCAAAACCCTGAAGCGCGGTACAAACGTTGTTCGCGGAGTGGGCAAGTTCACCCGCCGCACGATCAAGCGTGGCACCAACGCCGTCGGCCTGACCAGGCGCCGCCGGTCTGCACACCGTCGCCGCCACCACTAAACCGGCAACCCCACCAGAATGAAACGCGCAACCACTAAGGCAGTAGGAACTATCCTCATGCCTTATTGGCGCATTGGCGGGCGCCGAACCCTGGAACCACCCTTTCTAACACGCATTCAAACCGATGGATCCTTCGGCCCCTTGGGTGGCCGTGCTGCTGCTATCTTGACTGCCCCGAACGGTGCGGAATCAGCAGGCCAGATGATTCGTGTGCCCGAGGCCACGTCCTCCACAGAGGCAGAATGGGCATCCGTAGCCTTCGGCTTGCAGCTCGCTCTTGAAAACGATCACGAAGCCATTGGACTTGAGAATGACTGTCTGGGTGTCGTGTCAGCCCTCATTCATCCGCAAAATGCGCTGCGCCATGCCTACGCACGTCACTATCGCGGACTTATCTACGGGCTCACTGCCCAGACCATGTGGACAGGTGTACGATGGATTCCGCGAGAGATCAACCGCGCGGATGATTTGTTCATCTTAGGTAGAGATAAATGAAGGCAGCTGTCTGTTTGTGGGGGGCTGTGTAGGTCACCTCCGATGGTTGCCGAGTCATTCAGACAGAGAATTATAGAACCACTAAAACAATTCGGATTTTAGGTAACGATATATATGCATACGTGTATCAAAGATAAGCCCCACTGTAATACACGAGCAGGCGAGCAAAATATTATATTAGACCCTTCAGGCTACCGCGCATTTGCACCTGATTATCTCATTCTTGAAAATGAACTCGATACAGACATCAAGATTGAACCTCTGCGATTCCGCAGTCACCCCGATCCATGGAATACAAACTACGAGACATTTGATAATCATATCCATGCTCTCTGGTCCCTTAAACAAGTTACAACATCGGTTAAGCCCGATTCGGATGTGGTTATTTTCTGTAGGCCCGATGTACTCTATTTGAATCCCCTGCAGCCCGAGTGGTTCACGGATGCACGATTGTGCAGACTGCGCAACTACCTGATTTTCATAAATTTCCGATCAACGACCGATTAGCAATCTGTAACTACAACAATGCGATTATCTATGGCACACAATATGATGCAGCGTATGAATATTCATTGAAGAATATGCTACACTCTGAACATTTTAACACCATACACTCAACAATGCGAAGATATCTATTGTAGAGATTCCAATGCGCTTTCAGCGTATTCGTGCGAACGGTTGCAATCAAGATACTGCTGTAAAGGCACCATAGGTTAAAGCCTCCTCATTGTGGCTGGTACTTTTGCAGAAGCAGAGAAGCGATACAAGCCGCAAAACGTGACAGCGCATGTACCCCAGTGAACGCCCAGGTACGATGACGCTCAAGCTTCTGATTGTGGAATCTCCCGCGAAGTGTAAGAAGATCGCCGGCTTCTTGGGCACCGGCTGGCGTGTTCAGGCCACCATGGGTCACATCCGAGCCCTCAAGGAAGACTTGGATGCGATCGGATTCCGCGCAGGTTGGAAACCCACCTACGAGAATATCGCAGCTAAGCGCGAGGCGATCTCCAGCCTTCGCAAGGCCGCGGCAGGCGCACAGGTCTACCTTGGATCCGACGATGATCGTGAGGGGGAGGCCATCGCCTGGCATACCTGTCAGATTCTGGGGCTGGACCCCGCTACGACTCCGCGTGTGACCTTTCACGAGATCACCGAGCCGGCACTGAAGGCGGCTGTAGGAAACCCGCGGACGATTGACATGAACAAGTTCAATGCGCAGCAGGCGCGTACAATGCTGGACATGCTCATCGGCTTCACGCTGAGCCCGTGTCTGTGGCGCGGTGTCGGGTTCAAGCCTGGTCTCTCCGCCGGTCGCTGTCAGACTCCCGCACTCCGCATTATCTATGATCGCGACGTGGCCATTGAGGCCCACACGGCAACCGCGAGCTGGCGGATTACCACCGTCACACCGACGGGTGATGACCAGCTCCTTTGGCGTGCGACAGCCGACGCTCCGAACGAAACGGCTGCACAAGAGATTCTGAAGCAGCTCCCAGTACAGCCGCAGACACTGACAATCGCCTCGCGCACGGAGCGTGTCAGTACCAGTCAGCCTCCCAAGCCGTTCATTACGTCTTCACTCCAGCAGGTTGCATCCACCCGCCTCAGCATGAACCCGAAGGTGACGATGCGGGCCGCACAGACTCTGTATGAAGCCGGTCACATTACGTACATGCGCACGGACAATGCCATTCTGAGTCAGGAGGCGATTGACGCCGCTAGCGCGATTGTACGGGCGCGATGGGGTGATGAGTATCTCGGTGGTGTTGCTGCCCCTGCGACTGATGCACCGAAGAAGAAGGTCGTGAAGAAGAAGGCTGCTGCAGGAGCCCCTCCCCCCCAACCAGAGGCCCAAGCCGCGGGGGCGGCGACGTTGAGCGGATCTGCTCCGCAGGCCGCTCACGAAGGCATCCGCCCTACGCACATGGAGGTGGATAACGGTGACCATCTGGAGGGCATGGGTGCCACAGAGCGTCGCCTCTACAACCTCATCTGGCAGCGCACGATTCAGAGCGTGATGGCCCCTGAGCAGCGTGACGTGGTGAAGCTCACGGGTCATCCCACGCCCCGCCCAGCCCTGTTGGCCCTGGAGACAACGTGGGATCAGACCCGCTTCGCCGGCTATCGTATCCTGGAAGCCGAGCGCAAAGAGGAAGAGGAGAAGGCCGCCGCTGTGACCTTCCAGGCCCGCAAGGCGCTAGCCGAAGGCGCAAGCCTACCATGGTCCGTGTTCAACGCGGCTGAGGTGCGTAGCACACCACCGGCTCGCTACACGGAGGCGTCCCTAATTCAAGAGCTGGAGAGCCGCGGCATCGGCCGTCCGAGTACCTACGCGACCCTGGTGGAGACTGTGCTGGAGCGCGGTTACGTGGAAAAGGCCACTATCGCCGCGCAGCCTGTGGCTCTCCGCGGCCTGGAGCTCAAGGCCGGTGCCACCACGCAGCCAAAACAGACCACACGCACAGAGAAGGTCGGTGGTGAGAAGGACAAGCTCCGCTCTACGCCGCTGGGTCGCACAGTTATTGAGTGGCTCCTTGCGAACTTTGGGGATATACTAGAGTATGACTTCACGGCAGCTATGGAGGCCCAGTTGGATGAGGTTGCCAAGGGCTCACGCCCTTGGGCTTCCGTACTCCAGGATACGTGGAATCGTTACGCCGATCGCTACGATGCAGTCATGGCTGCGCCCAAGGCGGATGCTGCTCCTGGGCCTGCAAGTGCCCCAACACGGTCCGCCAACAAGGCCGACTTTGGCGACGGCTACAAGCTCGTTGTGTCCAAGAAGGGTCCGCTCTTCGTTCTGGAGCGCGAGGGTGAGAAGACGCGGTTCGCAACCGTGCCGCAGAATCTGTCAGTTCAGACGGCCACCCGTGCCGATGCAGAGGCAGCATTCGCGGCCGCGACCGCCGCCACCGCAGGTGACAATCTCGGCGAACTGGACGGCACACCCGTACAGCGGAAGAAGGGCCCCTACGGTACGTATGTGCAGTGGGGCACCGTACGTCTGACCTGTAAGCCCGATGAGTCACTGGATGATCTGGAGGAGCGTCTGCATGCCAAGGCGGCACCGGCCCCAGCGGATGCGGTGGATCACATTGTCGGCCCCTACAAGATCAAACGTGGGCCCTATGGGCTCTACATGTTTAAGCAGACTACCGGTACGAAGAAGCCGACCTTTGTCGGTATTCCCGCCGAGACACCCTGGGCCACCCTGACACCCGAGACGGCTGAGCAGGTTTACAAGCTGGCGCTCGCATCCAAGAAGGCTGTCCCAAAGAAAGGCAAGAAGGAGTAAGGGGGCCTCCATGGAAGCCACAATCATCCGTGACGCCAAACAGTTCACCGACAATCATTTTGATGGCGTCTGCGCCATTCTCTTAACTTTGGCACTTCACGGTACACCGACGTAGAACATAATTAATGCCAACAAAGTAATGGTAGTGCTCGCAGGAAACTTTGGCGCCGAGGAGCGGCCATTACTTGCACAGATTACAAAGACTGCAGAACAGCGTTATGCTGGCATCAAAACTGCGCATCATGAGTGGATTAATAAGGTAGATGATCCACGATATCTTGATGCTCTAAATCGCGTTCGTTACTCGCAACAAATACTGAATAAAATTCAAGAGACATTTCCTGAACAGCAGATTTACAATGTACCAGAAGCCGATGAAGTCTATTGGGCCGTGAGCCCGAAAGATGCTGGCGGCAGTGATAGGTCGCTGGTTGACTGCCACTATGATGCGCCTTTTGCAGTACTCCCCACGGGTGGTGTCACATACTATCGTGTCATTATAGCGACTAATGAGAATAATGATGTTACAACAGTCTTTCCGCATGCCGATAATACCCGAGTCAAAATGTCCACGGGTGATTTTCACGGGTTGGATTATAATACAGACTGGCACTGCGTTGAAGGGCAGATCCCTCCAGGAAAATATCGCGTTCTCTTGAAGCTGCACTATTTAGTAGTTCCGACTGGAAGTGAGCATTGGGCATCGTTTGTTCGTGGTATCAATGTCTGGTGGACAGTGGTATCACGAGAGATGATGCGCATGTCGGCACAACCTAAAAATTGGATGGAGACCGTAGTTTCCATGATTGTGAATGTCGCGCGTGTTATCTTTAATAATAGCCATGCAGTAATGGCTATTGCGATATTCCTCATTGGAATCTATTATGTAATGATTAGCACAAAAGTTACGAAGCGACGTACTTTTGGAAAAATAGCATAGGCAACTTGGTACGTCACGGTACAATATGAAGCATAGGATCTATTACTTATAATGCTGGCCAGTTTTTTTAGATATTATTGTAAATGAGTAACCACATTAATCTAGTATTCTTTGATGGACGTAATAATTTTGGTGATCAACTTAATAAACCGGTGCTAAAGTATCTTCTTCCAAATCACTACTCGTATAGCTATAATAAAGCTGCAGAAGTAAATCTAAATATGATTGGATCATATATTCACGAAGCGAAAGATAAAAGTCATATTTTCGGATCAGGTATCCGTTCTAATCCACCTCTGGAAGGGCCAAACGCACATAGGTATCAGTCACTCATTGTACATGCGGTGTGAGGTCCTTTAACAAAGAAGTTCCTTGAAGAGCGTAATATTAAGGTGCCCGATATTTTTGGCGACCCCGCCATTACTAATGCCACGAATCTATACACCAACCATCACACCAACCGACAAAGTTGGTGTAGTTTTACATTATGCAAACTTTAAGAACTATCCAACACTTCCTTCACAGTTTAAGTTGATTTCACCATTGAATGATTGGAAGCAAGTGTTAGATGAAATAGCATCATGTAGAGCAATTATTTCTTCTTCCCTCCATGGTCTAATATGTGCAGATGCATATGGTATACCAAATGTATGGTTGGAAGAATATCCTATACTCTCAGATAATATTAAATTTCACGATTATTTTCTATCACAGGGGCGGCCGCTTGTGAAGCTAACAATGTTAAGTAAATATAGTCCAGATATTCTTTATAAGGGCGGGAATACTATTAATCTTGACATACTTGAATCAGCATTTCCATTCAAGGCCCGCGCAAAACAAACACCGAATACGGCGACATCTTCTTGAAGCCGCTCACGAGTTCGTAGCCAGCGGACTCTGCTTCAGAGAGCCATTCAAAGAACCGATCCCACGTGACCCAGCGACCGTCGGCCAGCTTCAGAAGCTGCGGACAGCCGCAATCATCGTTACGCAGTGGATCATCCTCATCTGTGTACCGTGGTGCGCCCACAGTACAGAGACCAGGAGCTGCACGATCAATTCCCCAGACCTCTTCGTGCTCCTGGCAACCGGGCTTGTAAATCACGTGACGGCGAACTCGATAGACAGGCATTCCTGCACTGGGCCGCTAAAGTTGCCAGCCCCGCCTGCGCGGGCACCAGCAGCCCAGTACGATGACCCCTGAAGGAGCCCGCGAAAGCATCCAGCGACTAGAAGTCCGTGCGAAAACACTGCGCAAGATCACGGAAGCCCAGGAGATGGAGGAGTACGATTCTGACAAGGGTGGGTGTGAGTCCTGCTTTGACCCGCGCACGGAGGAGATGATGGAGCTGGAGATGGTAGAGCACCGGCTGGAAGCCTGGCAAACGAGCCTGGCCTTCTTGGAGCTCTATGAGCGCCAGCCACAGGAGGTTAAAGAGGATGATGATATAGCCGCCGTATGGTGGCTCTTGCGTCGGAACTTGGCCTGGGCAACGGATGCCGAACGCACGGGTTACGATGCCACGCGCCTAGAGAAGGCCGCGACAAAGGCCATGTACTCTCCACGTGCGCCAGTTCACGAGTTCATGCGCCAGGCGGTGTTTATACAAAATAGCGCGCCCCTTTACTGCGGAGAGTATCTGCCCCGCGAGTTCATGCATACCGTGGTGCGCCTGGGGCTCATGGATCCCCCAACATCGCGAAAGGTCGACCCGTTCACCCCGTCAGTTACAAACGCCGCAGGACAATAGCAATGGGCGGCTCGCAATCACTCTTCCTTTCCGCGACTTTGAGCTCGGCAACTACTGGATCGGCAAACCTCTTGCGTCAGTCAAGAGAGGCTTGGCAATACATTTCCCAACACGGATGATTCGTAGCGTGAGTTCCAATGAGATGCTCAAACTCGCAGATGATCCCCCCGAGACGGACGATCTGGTGGTTATCTATGATCCGGCCGACAAGACGGCACAGCAAATTGTGACAGGCATAGAGTTCAAAACAGTGAGAACCGGCAACACGGCACCCGGCCACTCCAGGCCCACATGACCGCGATGACACTTGAAGAGTGCCCCCGTGGTCAGATCATGTAGCACAAGGCCTTCATATAGCTTCCCCTCCGGCCCATCAAGACCGCTGCGTGCCCCGCGCGCCAGTCACAAGAAACCTCAACGCTTCCATGGACAACCAACGCATGACGACCCAGGCCATGCTTGTTCCCATTGACTTTTGGGCCCACGAGCTCAACTGTGAGCCCCTCCACCGAAGACAGCGGCAGTTCCTTGTACTGAAAGCCATCGTCTCTGTGAACCAAGAAGAGTGCCTTGTTGTCAGGTCGCAGAGCATCAATGTGCCACTTGTCGCCCGCGCCGAGAGGATGGAAACCGATGATGTGACCACCGGCATCCGGTTCGCTACCCGCTGTGGGGAACCAGCCGTCGGGTGCCTTCCGCCCATGCTTGAGATCCTGACGCGCCCAGAGTTGCCCGTCGCGGACCAGGCAGCACGTACCATCCATCTTGGCCGTGGCCCGAATCGTATGATCTGTTGAGTCCTGCAGTACAGCATTCAACCGATCATGCGTTTCCCTGTTGGTTTGCCCGTGGCATCCAACACGTATTCAAAGATGCAGCTAATCTTGCCGAGAACAGGAAGAGACGACATCGTACTTTGGGCACAGGTGCACCCCCAGAGACAGTCAACTCTACACGTGGCTACGGCTCTTCGCAGGCTGTGCCATGATGGGGTGTACGCGACTGCCCGCAGTAGCAGCACCCGCCGAAGCTGCCGATGCCGTATAGATCGGCTGCCCGCCCAGTGACACGGCCGACGATTTGTAGGGTGACGGCGTGCCGATACCCGGTGGCGTGAACGGCTCCGTAAACTGCTTCGTATCCTGACGGGTGGCATTGTTGACCCACCGACTAGAGAGACCCGATGCCACTGCGTCCGCCGCCGCACGACACGGATCCACGCCGCGCACCACAGCAGCCAGCGGATTCGCAGCATTCTGCGGCCCCGCTGGAACATTCGTTGGCGTCGGCGGGGCCACCGTATTCCGGTGCAACGGCGCATCCATCGGAATCACCGCCTGCACCTTCGTCAGCGGCTGATCCAGACGACGCAGCTGACTCTCCACATCAATCTGGTAAGGTGTACCGGGCCCACCGGGGCGGAATGCAAACTGCGGATGCGCCATCTCTGTTTCCATCATCCCCTCTGAGGACACCTCCTCTGCCGGCGCAGAAGACCGATACGTCAGACATACCTTGCTGTGCGGCGCGGGGTCCAGGGGAATGCCACGCGGGATCGGTGCATCAGGGAAGGTGTGCGCCCGCGCCACGCGGGTCTGATCCCACGTCAGACATCCGTATTTTGTCGCGTACCACTCCCGTGTCGGCGGCGCGGGAATCAACGCCGCCATATCCGTGGTGTCGTACTGGTGACCACCCGTCTGCAGCACAGCATGGGCTCCTGCAATGGGTGCGCTCATTGTCCTCTACCAGGGGCTGCCGAATTCTGCGCCTGTAACCCACGCGACAGCGCCAGTGACGAAGTCACTGAGGGCCCCTCCACCACTTCCGTGATGCGCACCGTCATGTGCCAGTCACAGGCCGCAGCATCGGCGCCCGTGAGAGCGACACCATGACGATCCATCCAGTCCACATTGAGGCGCTCCAAGCGCCCCAATACGGGCCGAAACCGCTTCGGCGACTCAATAAAGGTCTGCGCCCAGCAGCCGAAGGTGTTCAGCAGCAACTTGCCAAAGTAGTGCGCCACCTGTCCCGTAGAGTCCTGCGACTGTGCCGCAACCTCCAGATCCGTGTGATCCACATCGTTCATCTTGTCGGCATCATTGAGGCGGAGGAAGATGTAGTCATCATAGAGCCGCGGAAACGCGGTGCCCTCAAACACGGTTCCTGTCAGATCCACGGCAGGACCGCCAAAGCCCAGATTCCAGCCAATGCCCCAATCCGTTGGACCCGCACCGATTGCAGCGCGACTGGCAAACAGGAGCGTCACGGGTCGCGTCGCGGTAATGACGAAACGCCCACGAGTACAGTTATACGAGATACTAAGGGGACAACCTCCTGGGACAGCCAAAAACGCGGTTGCCAATGCATCCACAAGCTGCTGGCCATTGTACGTACCCGCCGAAATATCCACCGCCACAGTCACTCCTCCTGAGCTGTCCAAGTACCACAACGTCGTGTTGCCGCGCGCCGGCGAAAAGGTCCACCGCCCCGACAGAAACTTCACCTGGCAGATATCAATGCGCTCCACGTTCTTGTAGACCCGCGGCAGCTTGAGTCGCAGCGACGTCGGCAACGGATACACGGTCTGATCACGATCCAACGAATCCAGCATTAGAACGGATACGCGCCGCTCCTCCGCGTACTGGAACTCTGTATTGTACATGCCCAGGCGGTTATCGGGTCGCCCCGGCCCTTCAGGCAGCACGAAGCGACTCGGCCCCGCAATCCACGCCTGTCCCTGCGCCCTCCATGCATCCTGTGCCGAAAGCAGCGCGTCGTGACTCGCACGATCGTCATCACTGGTTCCGTCAGTCTCTGAACCACTCGTAAGCGATCGCCCTTCCGATTCAGAGTCCGAGGATCCGTCATAGGGTTCATAACCGGCAAAAGGATTCTGCTGCATGGGCCCTTGTTGTCCACACAGGTTTGGCACCCGCGGCACGACCGCTGGCACAGAAGCCGCCGCCAACCGGAGAGATGTGCGATGCCACGTTTATAGGACTCTGCGGTGACAACGTAGTTACTCTGCTGACTCCGAGTTCAACAGTTCAGTGTGTTCTGGGCCCTGCATCCTCGGGTCCGTGCTGCTCAGCAGCCACGATAACGCCGAGTGTTGAACCGCCTGCCACCACCACGCCTCTGCCGGCTCTTCTGTTCGCAGCGCCCACCCCCAATGCGCAGGCAGCCCCAAGCACCAGCCCGGTCGGATCCGCACCTCAATATACTGGACCCGACCTATCCAGGGTGCTTCAGCGACTGTTAGAGACCATGGGTCAACCGGGTCGGCAGCTTCTCCAGAACCCGACGGCAGAAACCGACGGTAGCGCGAGTGAACCAGCCACACAGTTAGCGGCGAACCCGCCGAACAACCAATCCACTGACGCTCTCCAGTGACCCATGTGAGTCCCGAGACACCTCCCGCTGGCAGTACATCTACCGTTGCATCGTGCAGACCCGGTAACCACCACCAGCCCCGTGCGGCATCCATATCAGCAAGTCCCGTCACAAGATCCATCTGTGCGGCCAGCTCGGATTGATTCGTGAATGCCGGGCGCGGTGTCTCGGCTAACCACGCCCCTGAGGAACATACGATACCGTCGCTGGTCTGAATGGTCCAGGGTGCCTTTTCTGCAACCTCCGGGCGCCAGGGAAGAGCACCGATTTCCAGTGTAACGGGTGTTTTCTCAGCGATTACGGTGCGTAACTCACGCTCCAGAGATGCGGGCTGCGCAAACGTGTATTCCTGAACCGAGTTCTGATACTCCCACCAGTGAACAGCAGCCACAACTCCCAGAAAGAGCAATAGGGCCCAAATCATTCCTTACAGTCGCGCGGTAAAGTTCCGTGTTGAGTGAAACGAGCGATGGTGAGGCTAAACGGGAGGATCATTTGCTTTGCTTAACACAACGATGCTTCTGACATGTATCATGACCTGCGCGAAGTATGCGCATATCTGGCCGGTAATTCGTAAGAATCTCGGTGCTGCCCCGCATTTGTTCTTTTTGGGTGGCGCAGAGACAACGCATCTGGAGGGTGACGTGCTGTACTTGGCGGCCAACGATAAGTACGATGGTCTTTGCGAGAAGGTTCTGCGGCTCCTCCACTGGTTACGTGAAGCCCCCGCTTTCGCGGCGGTGACCCATGTGCTGAAGATTGACGATTACGATATTGTGGTCACCGAAGCGCAGATTGCCGCAATTAAGTACGCAGATCTGGACTATGCAGGGCAGAAGCTAATTTCGTGGAAAGGTGCGCCCGATTATCACTTCAGCAATATTACAGATCCTTCTGCATACTGGTACAATCGGCCCTATACCGGCCCATGGGCACCCTACGCAGCGGGTGGGCGTGGGTATATCCTGAGTCGCACCGCGATAGATGCAATCTGCACCGCAGTGCCTGCCGAGTCCGTTGCAGATCAATGTCGTATTGATATTTACGAGGATCTCATGGTCGGCAAGCTGTTGAAGGCGAACGGTATTTCACCGCGGCAGCGAGAGCTGGGTGTAAAGGCGGGGAATCCTGCACAAACCGATCAGGTGCATTTTGTCGCATTTGGTACTCTCCCTGAATATCAGCCGTCGCTTCGCCGCATCAAGTCACAGGCCGAGAACAGCGGCTATTTTGCCTCAACGAAGCTGTATATTCCTCAGACTACGCCAGGCCTTGCGGATCATGCCGAGTTCATCGCAAAACACCGACGGGGGTACGGATACTGGATCTGGAAACCGCTCGTGATTCTGGATCGCATGTCACAGGTCCCTGAGGGCGATATCGTAGCCTACGCTGATACTGGCTGCACGATTCATTCTACAACTTCCAGAGCTCGCGGTGCCTTTGCCGCGTATCTGGCGGCTCTGCGAGCTCATCCTGCGCAACGGTTCGCGTTCCAGACAACCCATGTTACCGAGACCTGGTGTAAGGCAGATGTGCTGGCCATGTTTGGTATCCAGCCAGGATCGCCGGCCGCACAGGCCGGTCAGATCATGGCCACGATTCAGATGTACGCCAATACACCGGCCAACCGTGCTTTCCTACAGGAATGGCTGGCCTTAATGACGCGTGGCGGCTACCATGCAGTTACCGACGCGCCCTCCGTGCTACCGAACGCCCCCTCGTTTCGCGAACATCGGCACGATCAATCCATCTTTAGTCTGTTGGCTCAGCGCGACGGCATCGCCACAGCCGATCATCCTGGTTGCACGGGTACCGACGAACCTTTTGTGGTATCACGGCAACGGTATTCGTAAGGCAGCCGCAACGACGTCTAAACTGCTCATACCGACACTCCTACAATGGGTCACCGCTTCCAGTTTCGCGAAGGGGGCGTGACGCTTAACGATGAACAAGCACAGATTGTACGTCAGCCACCGACGCAGAATCTGCGTATCCTAGCCAGTGCCGGTAGCGGTAAGACCACCACGCTCACGGCGCGCATTGCGCATCTGGTAACCGCCCACGCAGCCCGCCCTGCTGATATTGTCCTCCTGACCTTCACGCACAACGCTGCCGCCGTGATGCGTCGTCGCCTAGAGGCGCTGATCGGCACCCA